CCCTGCTAAGCCTCTGGACTAATGGACTTGGGTGAGCCACCTGTACTTCCGTATATACGGCTCCCTGAGGCATTGTCATTACCACGTCCAGTACTAGACATACCACGAGCGGAATTACCTTATTACAGGCCGCTTGTGGTACCTCCTAGTGACCTAAGACCACCTCCGGGTGTTAAAGGAACTACAGAGTCCGACAAAGAAAAACCTAAACCCAAACCTCCCCCGGTAAAACTACCGGACATACCTATACCAAAGGACACACGAGAGATTGACATTCCATTTACGGATGTCACGATGCCTCTCCCGTCTAACGAAATACTTGTCACGGCTGGTACTACTGCCACCGTGTCTGTTGCAGCCACCCTTACAGCAACAGCAGTCTTCAAATGGACTGTAACTGCAATGAAGCCAATACTTAAACAGGCATGGACAAAGATCACAAAAAGGGTGAGTTCATTAAGTTCATCGTCCTCGTCTGGTCCGCCGGACTCTTAACTGCAAGTTATGCAGGATGGATGGAAAAGATGGATCCCACTTATGTCGCTTCAATTCTAAGCGGCACCCTCGCAACCTTTTCAATTACACGAGAAAAAAAGGAATGAAGAAGCTTTTACTCTTAATGCTATTAGCTGCTCCAGTTTCCGCCCAAACTGTTACCCCACAGTTCACTCAGGGGTCAATGCAATCGACTACCACCACCACGGTTGACATTGAACGAACAATCGAACAAGAAATCATGGGTGGTGATTATTCATCATGGAGTGGTTCAAACGTTACGCCAAGCGCAGACATAGCTGGAAGCAGCACAACATTCACCGTAACTACGGCTGGAGACCCCTGGACTCTAGAGCTGACAACACGATCAGCGGGCGTAGTGGAAACAATCGACATCACAGAAAGCATCGACCAAACTTCTACTACTACATCGCTTTCTATCTTCTCGCAGTAACACCTGCATTTGCAGAACCTGAAGTACAAAATACATCTAACCCAGTTGCAGCCGCAACGGGAAATGTTACTAATCAGGCTGTGCAGTTCCAGAACAATGGAGCACCATCACGACAATTCTTTGGAGCCAACAATTCTTGTAATGGATCAACGATGACGTTTAGCCCGTTCTATATGGGCAACGACACGATACCTATGGAGTCTGATGGTTATGTTCGGTCTAATAATTACGGAGCACAGATCAACTTCATGTTCCCACTTGATGGTGGCATGATTGAGCAGTGCAAAGAAATTGCTAGACGACACGAACAGAAGATGCGGCTAAATTACGAGATGGTTCGTGCACTGAAATGTACGGAGATTATGAAAGCCGGTTTTACTTTTAGACCTGGTAGCAGAGTAGAGGTGTTGTGTCACGACATCGTACCAATCGTCTCTATAAATGCTGGAAGCAATAGTAAGTCTCTCGATAGCAGCGATAGCAGCGGGAGCAACACTGAACAACCGACTACATCAAAGAATCAATAACGTACATGATCGCATTAGTGGTCTTGATCGCCGTATCGACGGTGTAGAGCTGGGTGTTGCTCAGGACTACGTTTCCAAGCAAGATCTACGAACAATGGTAGATCGTATGGAGGACCACATGGTACGTATTGAAAGCAAACTAGACCAAATAGTTCTTAGAAATGGCTAAGAAAAAAGCAACAGAAGACCAGTTTAATGAGCTGCATAATTTAGTTACTAAAGAGTTTCTTGCCCGAATCAAATCTGGTGAAGCAACTACTCAAGACTTAAAAGCAGCTTGTGACTGGCTAAAGACAAATGACATTAGTGGTGTGGCCTACGACGGTAACCCACTCTCGAAGCTCGCTCAGGTAATGCCTGAAATCGATCCTGAAATGGTACAGAAACGACTTTATGGCTCATCAGTCCGGTAGCTCTACAGCTCATTACGCCGGTAACCGTAAATCTTTAAACATTAAACGGGCTTACCAGCGCAAATACAACAAGAAAAAGAAAGAGGTTAATCGCAGAGTTGAACTCAAGCGTATTAATCGACAGAAGGGTACCTACGGCAACGGGGACGGCAAGGATGTATCTCACAAAAAAGACGGAACAGTCTTTATGGAGAAAGCTTCTAAAAACCGTGCACGTAACCGCAGCCGCAAATGACCCCCTTACTTCCAACTCCTGATCACTATCTTTACAACCTAATAACCATGACATCCTCTGAAGCCAAGCGCCTTTGGAGGCGCAGTATTAAAGAACACTTTGGCTGCACATGCGTTTATTGCGGAGAAACTTATGAACTACATGAACTTACTTTGGACCATGTACATCCTCGTTCTCTTGGGGGCGAAGATGTCAATACGAATGTCGTACCAGCATGTACCAGATGTAATCAGGATAAAGGAAGCCTCCATTGGCGCTCTTGGATGAGAGACCAATTTGGAAAGAACCTACTTCGAGAATCACTTATTTCGTCACACATTAACTAATTATGGCTACTCCTAAAAAGAAAAAGACTGGTGAAGGTCTTTACAAAAAGCGCTTTGCAACTCTGAAGGAACATCGTGCTGCTGTGGCTGCACGTAAGACCCTCAAAGATGGTAAGAACATTGGTCCCGTGGCTCACGGTTCTTCTTACGCGAAAGCTCTAACTGCGTCTAAAAAGAAAGCTGATCCCACACCTAAAGCAGCTACTCCTAAAACCACACCAAAGAAATCAACTCCTAAGGCTGACCCACAACGCAATACCGGTTCCGGTCGTGATGGATCCTTCGGTCTAGGTACTTCTGGTAAAGGTCGGCCAAGTGATCCAGCGCGTCCTAACCAAACAAAGAACGGTGCTTCTTTGGGTAGCAAGTTAAGTCCCGCAGAAAAGAAGCGCAGAGCAGAAGCGGCTGCAAGTGTTGGCAAAAACCGTCGTACAGGTACAAGTCGTGGAGGATCTCGTGCCTCTAATAACAACAGAGGTCAACTAAAAGCCAATACCAGCGGACCCAAAGTTGGCAGTACCAGGCGCATCAGAAAAGGCAGAACCTATGTCACTCAAATGTGGGACGGTAAGAAATACGTTACCGGAAGACTAGGTACTAAAGGAGCCAAGGGTTAACAACCTGTGCCTAACGGCAAGTAAATAATACCGCGCTCCGAAAGGGGCGCTTTTTTAATGACGCCACAACAATGGTCGTCTGCTGCTACTAAGCTTGCGCGTGCTAATCCCGGACTAAACAGAGCAGAAATCATCACAAGGATGAATCTGCAAGGTATGCCACGACCTACAGGTGTTGAAAGTAAAGGTACTGACTCCAAAGGCAGACTTAGGTTTGGTCCAAAAACACGCTCTCAAGGGCAGACAGAACGACGAAAAGATCACGAAAAAACATCTACTCCCGAAGCTCAAGCTGATTTAGAACAACTACAGTCTTGGCAAGCAACCATGAATAACATGGCTGCGGCTAATGGTGTAGAAGGAGCGAACCTTGAACATGCATACCCTTCAGATCATGCTGCTGAGGTTATTCAAGATAGAGGTCGGGCTGGTGATTATACGTACCTAAACCCTGTCAGCGAAGCCGCTTGGAAAACAGCGATGGAGCAATTCATTCGTACCAAACGTGGTAATAATTATCGCCTACTTAATGGTGTTGATAATTATCGTCTTGTTGATAAACGGTACGCTGACGACCTTGTAGATCCTTATGACCTGCCAGGTATGGATATTGATCCATCTATGAATCCTGAACAGATTTTTAGTGCACTTCCGTTCATAGTGGCTCAAGACCTATCTATGAAACAGACACAGTTTCCTGGACAAGGACCTTTGCCCGGTTTGACAACTACAGCAGGCCAAGTTCGTTGGAAACCACCTGCACTACCTGGTTATGACATGTCCGAACAACCAGGTCCGTCTGTAACCGCACCTCAAGGTAGTGGTTATGTGGCTCCTCAGGTTATGGAAACCAATGGCGGTCCTACTGTTGATTTAGACACTGTACGTAACGTTGTTGTAGGTACCGCTGTTGCAGCAGGTGCTTTAGTCGTTGAGGCTGGAAAAGTCTTTTTTAATCCCCTTGCTAGCCCCTAGAAGCCCGTTGAAATACCACCCCTATACATACACATATGACAGACGTTTTAACGGCCTTACAGGCTGATTTTAAGCTGTTTCTACAAGCTTTGTGGGGACAGCTAGACCTACCAGAACCAACAAAAGCTCAATATGCAATCGCAGAATATCTTCAGTCTGGACCTAAGCGTCTTCAAATTCAAGCTTTCCGTGGAGTGGGAAAAAGCTGGATTACTGGAGCCTTCGTTCTGTGGACGCTTTTCAATAACCCTGAAAAGAAGATCATGATTATCTCGGCCTCTAAAGAGAGAGCCGACAACATGTCTATCTTCCTACAAAAGCTAATTATCGAAACACCTTGGCTTTGTCACTTACAACCTAAGTCTGACGATGCACGTTGGTCACGTATCAGTTTCGATGTCAACTGCTCACCAAGCCAAGCACCTTCCGTCAAATCCGTTGGTATCACTGGACAGTTGACCGGTAGTCGTGCGGATCTAATGATCCTTGACGACATCGAAGTTCCTGGTAACTCAATGACAGAAATGATGAGGGAGAAGCTCCTTCAACTCTGCACAGAGGCTGAATCAATCCTTACTCCAAAGGATGACTCCCGCATCATGTACTTAGGTACACCACAGACCACATTTACTATCTACAAAAAGTTAGCTGAGCGTAACTACAGACCACTCGTGTGGCCTGCACGTGTGCCACGCAAGATGACTAACTACGAAGGCGTTATAGCTCCTGAACTCCAAACTGATATTGATCGTGGAGCTAAACCCTGGGACGTTACAGACCCTGACCGATTCCAAGATGATGACTTACTTGAACGTGAAGCGTCAATGGGACGCTCTAACTTCATGCTTCAGTTCATGCTCGATACGAGCCTTAGCGACGCAGAGAAGTTCCCACTTAAAAATGCTGACCTTATCGTCACTAGCGTTAATCCCACTTCTGCTCCAGACAACATCATCTGGTGCTCAGACCCAAAGAACTGTCTCAAGGAACTCCCCACAATCGGATTACCTGGAGATTATTTCTACTCTCCAATGCAACTACAGGGGGAATGGGGAGATTACGCTGAAACAATCTGCTCTGTGGACCCGTCGGGCCGTGGCTCGGATGAGACAGTTGCAGCTTTTATCTCCCAACGAAACGGTGTCATGTACTTGCACGAAATGCGTGCTTACCATGACGGATACTCAGACAAAACGTTACTGGACATTCTGAAAGGCTGTCGTAAGTACGACGTAAAGACACTCCTTATTGAATCTAACTTTGGTGACGGTATCGTCGGTGAACTATTTAAAAAGCATCTTCAACAAACCAAACAATCAATACACGTCGAGGAAACACGTGCCAACGTACGTAAAGAAGACCGCATCATTGACACACTTGAGCCTGTACTTAATCAGCACCGGCTTGTTGTAGACAAAAAAGTTATCGAGTGGGATTACGCCTCTAATCCTGAAGCACCTCCTGAACGACGACTCCAATACATGCTCTTCTACCAACTCAGTCGTATGTGTCGTGAGAAGGGTGCAGTACGACATGATGACCGTATTGATGCCTTAAGTCAGGGAGTTAAATACTTCACTGACTCCTTATCTATCTCAGCACAGCAACAGATCATTGATCGTAAACGTGATGAATGGGTAGACCTCATAACTAACTGGCAAGACGACCAAGATTGCTTCGCTGACCACCTTGTATTCAACATGAATATGGAGCAGAGACGCGAGTCAAGAGGAGACACCAAAAACGGTGTCCCTACCTGGGTTTAGGTGCAATCACTTATGTATACAGGAGGAAGGGTGGACCTCCTGTGATTCGGGGATCTTCGGATCCCTTTATCTAATGAAACTAGACAACATATTGTACCGACTTACATACACACGTATATGAGATCGGGCAATCTTGTGACTCCTTTACTACTGTATGTCCCATCACGTTAAGTACGTCCATTCAACTCCTGATGGTGATGACCTCGTTGCTTACATGGCACGTGTGTCAAATCCATTGAATCAAAACAACACTGAGACCAGTGCTAAGTTGATTAAATATCTCATCAAACATAAACACTGGTCACCCTTTGAAATGGTGAACATGTGTGTTGAGATTGATACTACTCGCAGTATTGCTGCTCAAATCCTTCGTCATCGTAGCTTTAGCTTCCAAGAGTTCTCTCAACGGTATGCAGTAGCTCTCGATAAACCAGGTCCTCTTGCTGTTCGTAGGCAAGATCTTACTAACCGTCAGAACAGTGTGGATGATATTGATCCATACATACAACAAGACTTTCAGATCAAAGCTGATCAGGTTTACGGCTTAGCGTTTGCTTTGTATGAAGACATGCTCACTGCTGGTGTAGCTAAAGAATGTGCACGTGAAGTACTTCCACTCAGTACTCCTACACGTCTGTACATGAATGGAACACTTCGTTCGTGGATTCATTACACAGATCTTCGCTGTGGTGACGGTACACAACTTGAACATAAGTTCATTGCTGATCAATGTCGTGACCTGTTATGTCAATACTTCCCTTTGGTTTCAAAAGCTTTGTCGTCTATTTAACCGGGTTCTTACAGGTTTGTACCTCTAATTGGGGTAATTTTCAGGAATGTACTGCTGTACACCGGTATATACCAGGCTATATCCATGATTCAATCGAATTTGTGCGGTATGAGCCCTATGAACGTGAACAAATCTCTTTGGATAAGTAACTATGGTCGTTTGGTCGGTTGTTTACATGTTGGCTATTTTGTTGATTCTGGTCTGCATCGTCATATGGTGGGTCCTGAATTTTGACGAAATTGTCTGAAGGCTATATCTATACGGTAGGGCAGGCCGCTGACCCCCATGGTCCCCCCCTGTTTTGCCACGCTAGATCAGAGATCTAACTGCAATGACTGGGTTTTAGGGGAAAACGCGGGCTAGGCAGGCGCGGTAGTTGGTATTCCCGCGGGTTTTAATCTCACGCGATCTGTCGCGACCTCTTAGCTTTGCTAATCAATCGATCGATGAATGATAAGCAACAATGATGACCACTGCTATCACTAGGCTTTGACCTGGTGCTGTGCCACTGCTGCAACCGACCACCATGTTCAGCCTGTAGTGTCAGACCTCCTCTCTTGTTTGAAGATTGAGTATCTCGACTCTCCCTTTAGGGGGAGGAGAGTCTCGATCCTTCAATCACAAGAGAGAGAGACACACAACCGATGCTTCATCAGTTGTATTTCTTCACACTTGTTGACAGCCTGTGCCATCTGACATAGGTTGACCACATCGAACCTTGACAACCGAATACGACGTTGCGATGCCGAGGACCAGTCAACTGGCCCAGAGCGTAGTCCCGAGAGGTGCTTGACCAGTTGGCCGGCTCGGATATGATCATGACCTGTGCCAAGCTGCACAGGAGGCGGAGCCACACGCCTTGTTTGTTCATGGCTGGCAGACATCCACCGGGGTGCACAGGGTTCGAGTCCCTGACCTGTCATTGCGTCATCAAGGACGCATTTATTGTTTACTTTCATTCATTCATTCATGACATTTAACGCCACCACGTGGGTCAACATCTCTCGCACTAGCGATTGTGTTGAGCATATGGTCGTAGACCCTATCCGAGGTTGTGTGCAGGTTGCATACGCCAAAGGAAACATCTACCACTACACCCACGTGTCACGTCGTGCCATTCT